GATGCCGGATACAGATTTGCGGTAAATGCCGGTATGAGCTTTAAAGTGGGTACTGATGTAACCCGTGAGTTCTTCTCTTGCTCCCGTTTCCTTAAGAGCCTCCTTCAGAATTACACGGCTGATTTTAGTCTGAAGTTTTGCTGGCAGACCTTTGAGCTTTTCTGCAAGTACATCAGCACCGGAGGTATCTGCTTTAATCATCGTTCAACAAACTCCATACTTACCGCATTGCCCCAGAATCCCACCTCGGGGTCGTACTCCGTTGGTGTTATGCTGTTTACCATGATGAGCCGGAAATTCTCCGAGTATTTGCCATCTGTGGCAGCCACCAGCCGGTCCGTAATGGCATCACAGGTATCAGCACTTACAAATGAGAAGATAAAAATCTCAAAGCCATGCCGCACATCATGTGCATCACCATCAACGGTTCTGCCGGAAAACTCGGTAGCCTGCCTGGTGATAAGAACTCCCGTCTTGATGTTATTCGGAACAATGTCAAAGTAGGTTTTCTGCCCGGTGATGTCTTCCACCAGAGCCTTAACCTTTGCTTTCATTTCACTGATTGAAATCATGTGGTAATCCTCTGATTGTCGTTAAGCCCTGAATAGCTGCAGCCAAGCAGAATTTCTCCTTTATGCTTATCTGCCGCAAGGTTATCAATGCTGAAAAACTGATTCTTCCACCGAATTAGGCAGTCATCCGAAAGACCGGAAAGGTAGCGTATGAGAACGGTAATCTGACCGCTCTGCACATCAACACCGCTTCGCATCTGATCACGGGCTGTCACAGCACGGACATTCGCCCAGAATGTTCCGGAAAGCTCGTAGTCATCAAGACTGGTAAGATTCCTTTCAGCCTTTGGTTCATAAATCTGTATACGTTCGTTTAACGTTCCTGTTTCCATCAGAATGCCTCCTGTCTTGAGCCGAACAGCATGGAGCGCAGAGACAGAGTAAGAGACTTAAAGTCAGCTTCGGTTCTGTGCTCAAACATGTAGTTCACCGCATACATCACGGCAGCCTTGCCGTACTTCGAACCGTAAAGAATCTTCACGTCATCGGTTCTTATCACATCCATGCAGAGCCTTTCAGCCGAGCCAATAAGGGAGCGAATCAGCGTATCGTCCTCGTTCCCGTCAACTCTGAGGTAATTCTTCATTTCCTTGAGGGTAATGCTCATGTCAAAACTCCAAAAAAGCCTCCATCAGCAGAGAAAAACTCAGCTAAATGAAGGCAAAAAAAAGCTCCGTTATGGAGCTTTAGGGTTTCACGGTCTTACCGCCGGTGATGGTCATAATCTGCACCGCTTCCGGCAGGATTAACTTACCATCCACTCGCTCCTTGGCCACATAGCCAATCATGCCGTTACCTGCAAAGAGCTCGGTTAACTGCTTGAAGGAGCGGGTACCTCGGTCGCCGATGTTGTAGTAGCTGTAATCACCAAAGGCAATCTTGCCTTCAGGACAGAACGGTGAGGTATACACATCGTAGCCTAAAAGCTTATCCGGTTCACCGGAGGTCAATGCAGGCTGCCAGAGGTACACACCGTTGTTGTCCTTAAGCTGTCTGATGGCAGCCACCAGCTTGTCATGCATAATGAATTTTGCAGACTTGCGGTACGGACGTTTCAGAGTGTAAATAAGCTGCATAAGGTGGTCGGCAGTTACAGATGCGGCAGAAAGCGCAGCAGTACCGCCGCCGGTTTCTGCAAAGAGACCGAGTGGCTGACCGCGACCGGTACCGTTCAGGAATGCATCCTCTTCGGCGTTTGCGAGAGCCTTGCCAAACTGGTCAATGATGTAGTTCTCTAAAGGGAACTGCGCATCATAGAGAAGTTCCTCGGTTACCTTGATGGCCACATGAAGCTTATGGGCATCAAGTAAAATCTGATCAAAGGTAGCCTCACCGAAGGACAGCGCTCCGCCTTCCTCAATCCATGCGGCAGCAGGCTTGGTGGCGGCAATGTTAATCTTGTGCTCGCCGGAGGTGGTGATGATATTACCCAGAGAGCGCATGATGTTTTCTTCGGTAAGTACATCAATAAGACGGGAGTCATATTCCTCCGGAACCAGGTAACCGCCATCGGCATCCACGCCTTCCTGCAGAACATTGGAAACCTGTTTGAAGTTGGAGCGCAGAGCCTTGAGCATTCCTGCCTTGTATTCATCAGAGGCACGACCGCGCTTTACCACAGAGTCAGCAGCAGGAGAGCCAACGGCTGAGGCAGGCTTTGATGTAAGGGGCTGATTAACGGGACGGGAAAGTTCTGCATCAATTGCCTCCTGGCGTTCAAGTCTTGCAATCTCTTTGCTCAAATCAGTGATGTCCTGCTCCATGCGGGTGTAGGTGGCGTCATCCTCGGCGGTAAGAGTTCCCTTGTCGGTACGACGGGATTCCAGAAAGGCCTTGGCGGCATTCCATGCAGTTGCTCGCTTTTCACGAAGTTCATTTACAGTAGTCATAAAATCTCCTAGTTTTTGATAAGGTTAAGACGCTCCATCAAATCAGCGACGGAGCGTTCAGTATTGGTTGGTTTGGGTTCAGCAGGCTTAGTGGCTATACGGCATCTTGCAGCCAATTTTTCCATCAGCGAGTTGGTAACCGCTGCCTTGGAAAATGATGTAGCGTCAGCCGTTTCAGACGCATTCTCTGGTTCTGCGCTTCGCTCAAGAATTGCATCTGCAAATCCGAGCTCTACGGCCTTATTGGCATTCATCCAGGTTTCAGCATCCATAAGCCTTGAGAGCTTGGCACGGCTGAGACTGGTTTTAAGCTCGTAAGCATTGATGATGGATTCCTTGACCTCTCCGAGCATGTCGATGGCTTTCTGCATTTCTGCCGTATTGCCGAAAGCCATGGTCATCGGGTTATGGATCATCAGCATGGAAACGGGGCTCATCATTACCTTTGTTCCCGCCATAGCGATTACCGATGCGGCAGAGGCGGCAATGCCGTCAATCTTCACGGTGACGCTTCCCGGGTATTCCATCAGCATGTTGTAGATCTGTGCGGCAGCCACACAGTCACCGCCGGGAGAGTTAATCCATACGGTGATGTCTCCTGAACCGCTCATCAGTTCATCTTTGAAAAGCTGAGGTGTTACGTCATCGTCAAACCAGCTTTCCTCAGCGATGGTGCCGTTCAGGAACAGGGTTCTTTCCGGGGTCTGAGTGCTTTGGCTTTGCTCCCCCGGATTCTCCGGCTCCGTTTGGTTCTTCCACTTCCAGAACTTTTTCATTGTTGTTCTCCTTGTTTGCAAAAATTCCTGCATCCTGCAGTTTGGTCATGTTTCCGTTGATGAGATACAGATTCCCGCCAAGCTCATCCGGAATGAGATCGAGCTGCTCTAAACTTCTGATATCGTTGGCCGACATCCAACCGTTCTGCCGGGCAATGGCATAGCCGTTCATGCGGCTCTGGTAATCACCGCGGAGGAGTCCGTCCACATTGAATTTCACGAAATAGTCAGGCTTTTCGGTCTCAGACAAAAGCGCCCGGTTAAGTGACTGCTCCCAGCGGATAATCCAGGGCTCTAAGGTGTATTTCACGAACTCAAGAGATTGCTGTTCGATGTTGGAGAAGCTCGATTTCTCCAAATCACCAACCATGTGAGGCGGCACCCTGAAGATTCTCGCTATCTCATCAATCTGAAATTTACGGGTTTCAAGGAACTGCGCCTGTTCCGGTGAGATGGAAATCGGCGTGTATTTCATGCCTTCTTCAAGTATTGCCACCTTGTGGGCATTACTGCCGGAAAAGCCTTTATTCCAGCTTTCGCGGATTGATTCAGGATTTTTCACCGTTCCCGGAAACTCCAGAATGCCTCCCGGTGTTGCACCGTTGGCAAAGAACCGTGCGCCGTATTCCTCGGTGGCAATGGAAAGGCCTATGGCATTCTTTGCCATGGCAATCGGTGAGTACCCCACCAGTCCGTCAAAGCCGAGTCCCGGAATATGCAGCACATCAGATGGCTTTAGAGTTACACTGCCGGTCTTGCCTGTGTGCGCATCGGAATCCTGCATCTGGTAGCAGTAACAAATCCTGCCGAAAGCATTCCTGTCCACCGTCATGCGGTTAGGCATCAGCGGGTAAAGACCTATAACCTCACCCTTGCCGTTTCGGATAATCTGAGCGTAGGCATTGCCCCAGAGCAAAAGATGCGTCATCAGAGTTTCCCGGAATACGAATGAGGTCATTTCGGGATTCGGCTCATCATGCAGAATTCGGTACAGCGGATGCTTTACTGCACGAACCTTGCTACCCTCGGTTTCATTCTGATAAAGGTGAACCGGCAGACTGGCTATTGACTCCGACAGAATTCTCACGCAGGCATACACCGCGGTCATCTGCATGGCTGAACGTTCATTGACGTGTTTGCCGGAGGTGCTTCCTCCCATCATGAAACGGTAGCCGGAGCCGTTGAGACTGTTGGTGGCTTTTCGTTTTTTGAATAATCCGAATAGCATTAAACTCTCCTAGATAAATAAAATTCCACGTTCATCGTAAACAGATGAGGTGTTGTCATTGCCACATCGAATAGCTCTGTCGAGTCCCATGATGGTGGCAATCGCACCGTCAATCTTCTCGGTGGATTTTTCCTTGTCGGCTTTGATGTTGCCTGCGGGGTCAGTTCTGATGTATATGTTGTCCATCATCCAGCGCAGTACCGGATGACCGCCGTGAGCGAGTTTCTGCTCCAGAGTCAGTTTCATGAGCTCTTTGGTCGGTGGGGACATGTCCTTAAAGCCCTGACCGAATGGCACTACGGTAAAGCCCATGCCCTCAAGGTTCTGCACCATCTGCACGGCTCCCCAGCGGTCAAAGGCTATTTCCCGAATGTTGTAGCGAGTGCCAAGGTTCTCAATGAACTTTTCAATGTATCCGTAATGCACCACGTTGCCTTCAGTGGTTTCCAGAAATCCCTGTTTATGCCACACGTCGTAAGGCACGTGATCACGTCTGACTCGCAGCTCCATGGTGTCCTCGGGGATCCAGAAGAACGGCATGATGTAATACTTGTCATCCTCGTCATTCGGCGGGAACACCAAGACGAAAGCGGTAATGTCTGTGGTGCTGGATAGGTCAAGACCGCCGTAACATACACGTCCTTCAAGCTCATCAGGATTAACCGCAAAAGAGCAGCCATCCCATTTTTCAAGCGGCATCCAGCGGATTGACTGTTTTACCCATTGGTTCAATCTCAATTGACGGAAGGCATTCTCTTCACCCGGATTCTGTCTTGCTGATTCGCAGGCGGCCTGAACCTTGTCGATGCCGACGGTGATTCCAAGAGATGGATTAGCCTTTTTCCAGACTTCCGGATCTGTCCAGTCATCATCCTCGGCAGCCCCGTAAATCACAGGGTAGAAAGTAGGATCAATCTTCCTACCTTCAAGAATGTCCTTTGCCTTCTGATGCGTTTCGTAGCAGATGGAATTGGTGTCGGTTCCCGCGGTGGTTATGAGGAAATACAGAGGTTGCATTCGGGCATCACCGGAGCCCTTGGTCATAACGTCAAAAAGCTTTCTGTCCGGTTGGGTATGCAGTTCATCAAAGACCACGCCGTGAATGTTAAAGCCGTGCTTGGAATACGCCTCAGCGGAAAGCACCTGATAAAAGCTGTTGGTCGGGGTGTAGATGATTCGTTTCTGCGAGGCGAGAATTTTGACTCGCTTGTTCAGAGCCGGACACATCCTCACCATATCGGCAGCCACATCAAATACGATTGTTGCCTGCTGGCGGTCAGCAGCACAGCCGTAAACCTCGGCTCTTTCCTCTCCGTCACCGCAGGTAAGAAGTAAAGCCACAGCGGCAGCAAGCTCACTGTTGTGGGTAGGCACAAAGGAACGTCCCGCAAGATACATATGAGACGGGCTGTCAACCTGGATGCATTGCATTCCTGGATTCTGAATCTTCTCGATCTTTTCCATCAGGAAATACCGGCGATGGGTTTTGAGCATGAATCCGAGTTCCGGGGTGATTGGAATACGAAAAGGAATGATTCCATGTTCTTTTGGCAGTCTGTAAATTTCTCCTGTAGTAATAGTTACCGCAGAGCTGTCCCCGGAAATCAGATCTCCACGCCATTGATGCCGTTCACCGGCAATAATCGTTTCACCTCCGCTGAATGTAATGCGGTAACACTGTTCTTCATAATCAACCGAACTCTTGGCTACCACACGGCAGATTTGACCTTTCTCGTCAAAGACCTCATCACCAATCTGGATTTCTCCCATAGTGGTGAACCCATCCGGAGTGGGGATCGGTGTATCCAAAGCAAGCTGTTTTCCTTGTTTCTTGGCTATCTCTATGTATGCCGTGTTGAACTGCCGATAGCCGTTCGGCTTTAAGGTTCCGAAGAGATCACGAATAATCTGCTCCTGCCAGTCGATAAGTTCAAAAGGCTTGCCCGCCCAGGTTCCCTTGGTGTGGCAGAGAGCCTGAATAAAGTTCACTGCGTAGTCGGCTGCATCCCTGTCATACACGGACTTCTTTGCCTTGAACTTTGTCGGGATGTATTTTTTTAGTTTCCGCATTGCCATCTGCTCACCTCCTTACAGGCATAAAAAAAAGACCGCCGAAGCGATCTCTTTAGGTATAAAAAAGGAGCCGTTAAGCTCCGTGGTTATTTGGCATTTTTAATTGCCCATTCAATGGCATGTCCTTCATCTATGAATTCCAGACCGCTTACCTCCCATAGGCCAATCTCAGCATCGCATGCGGTATTTGCGGTAAGGAACTCGTAGACCGCGCCGAAGTATGATGGTTTGCCGGGTCCGTTGTAGTAATAGCCTGCAACGATCACCCTGTCGCCGAACCGCATGGTCTTGCTCCAGCGGCATTCCAGATCCTCCGGTGTGGAAGGATTCGGTAATCTGTAGGTTCTTGCTCTTTCTGTCATCTTGCTCATTTTTAAGTCTCCATTGTTGTTCTCGATGACTGTATATTCGCTCTGTACCGAAGGTATAGCAAGTCAATAAGAGCCTGATTTTGTGCTAATTCTGACAAGCCAGAAGCTGCTCAATTTTTCTGTTTAAAGCAACAGCCTGGCACAAAAATTCAAACCATGCCCGTTTCAGATCTGACCCGAATATAAGTGGATATTTCCGGCGGTATTCAGCTTCATTCTCAAGAAGCACACGGGCATAATTGTCCATCAGGGCGCTCCATAATTCGAATGAACTTCCTGCAACGTTGTATTCAAGTGAGCTGTAATCCAGCGGCTCACGCTTTCTTTCGTATACATCAGCATAATACTGATTTTCCTCTCTAATCCATTCGTCAGCGGTCTGGTCTTCCGGAAGTCTGAATTCCAACAGTTCAATTAAATGAAGTTCTTCAGCTGAACTCTCGGTATCATTGACATTGTCTGAATAGTGGCATAATGCCTGCAGGTAATCTTCGAAAACAGTTACATCCGGTTCGAAGCAGTCCGCCAGGGCTCTAATCTTAAATTCAAGAGAGCGGTTTTTCCTTTTTTCAAAAGTAAAATCTTTCCAGGACAGATTTAAATCGGTCAAATCTATATGGCTTTCAATATAACGATAAATAACACGTTCCATTTCAAATCCCCATTTGGTTAAAAAAAAATTAAATGCGGATTTGATTATGCTTCAAAATCGTAATGCCCGGCTCTAACAGACCGACCTTTCGGGCATAAAAAAGGAGGCCTGTTCCGACCTCCTGCTGTTCAATTCTGTTCGTTCTTAACCCTCAACTCTGAAAAGGTAGCCGTGAGCTTTTTCATGTTCGTCGCTGTTCCACTTGGTGTAATGGCTGTTGATTTCAACCAGTCCTTCAAGGGTGCATCCGGCCTCCTTGAAAAGCCATGCGGTTTCTACTGCGTGACTCCATCCGGAGGAAAAGGTGAACCGTTCTATGCCGTTCTGCCTCATGGCTTCAATCAGCTTTGCCGCTTCGTTGTCCCAGACCACTTCGCTGATGTCGAGGTAATCGTTGCCGCTGTCCCTTGAAACTTCGTACTCGTTAAAAAGGCGGCAGGCGGCGTGGCCAAGCTCCTTGAGTTCATCCCAGACTGCCTTGTAGGCGGCTCTGGCAGCGTTCAGCTCATCCTCGTTCTTTGCTATGTCGTAGGCGTTCTTTGCATCCCTGATGCGGTTGTAAAAGTTCTCGAAAGTGTTCATGTCTGACTCCTTTAAAAATGTACCTTCGTGTTCGTTTTGTTGTGTTCATATTCGCTCTGAAGGTACACTATAGCAAGTCAATAAACCCAGTATTTTCAACTATTTACAAGGTTTTTTACCGAGCTTTTCATGGATAATTTCGAGGACTTTTTCCTGATCTTCTGGAGTTATTCCGATGGCTTCAAGTGACTCTCGGGTACCGCAATCGGGGCAGATTGGAGTGGTGTTGTCCTTCCGGGAAAGAGCCGGATGGCCGGTGTAGGTTTTGCCACAGAGCGGGCATACTTTCGGTTCGTTTTTGTCTGTATTCATTCTGAGATCCTTCTGATCTAATTAAATCGTTAAACCCGGCGGTGCGGAAGTTTTGAGGCTTACCCGCCATCCGCCTTACGGTGTTCATATTTGCTCTTAATGCACACCTTATCAAGTCAATAAATCCTTTATTTTCAATGGTTTATCGCTATCTGCTCATCGTGATCAAGACTGATGTTCAAAGCGTCATAAAGGTGGTTTTCGTCAAAGCCGAAGGATTCGTAGCCGTCAAGGCAGATATCCACGTACCGCTGGGAAGGAATGCCGATTTCACGCTCCTCATGCATGATGTAGATGAAGGCCTTAAGCTTTCTTACCTTGCGGTCGCTGATGCCGATTACCGGAATTTCCACTTCCGTCTTGTAGTAGAAATTCGGATAGCCTTCGTAGCGGTCAAGGGAAAGTTCATCATCAGCTGTTACCTCCCATACCGCAACAGGAACCTTTGCTCCTTTCTTTGGCTCAATGGTAAGGTAGGCTCCGCTCTTACTTCCCTTAAAGAGAAGCTGAAAATCCGGTATTTCCGATGTGCCCACAACCCTTGC